TACGTCTGTATCACGAAAGATACGAATTAAAGCTGGGCTTGCTGGTATGTTGCCTGATGTGAAGACAACATTACCACCACCTGTTGTGGTGTAGCTGGTTATATTATAGTGAGTACTGGTTGTTTTTACAACACCATCTACCTCTACTTTAACATCAGCTTCTTTTATAGAAGGGAAAGAAAACGATTTAGTTGCGTTTCCATCCCCAGTGTAATCTACGAATGTTGTTGCCATTATTTATAAATGTTGAGGATGTTACGAGTTTCTTGTTTTTTAGTTAGTTTTCTAACTCTTTTCTTTCTGGATTCTTCCATTAATTCTATAGCTTCTGGGTTTTCTCGCATTTGTGCCCATGCTCTACGACGTGCTTTTTGAAATAAATCGTCTATTATAATGTTATGGTAGTAATCTCTAGCGTCATACTGGTCTCGTAAACCCATCTTAATGTCAGAATACATTTTTTCCATAGACGCTATAATTTTTGAATCTACAGCTAGTTTATCTAATTCACGTTCTAGATTTTGCATACCAATATAACGTTGAAACTCAGATCTAACTCTAGGAGAGTCAGTTAAGTTTGTGCTATCAGGTGCATAATATGTAGACATACGTAAATCATAACCACTGTCAAACAGAAAGTTTCTGCCAGCACTTTGATCTAAGTTTAGTTGTACTGGACTTACTGCATTATATGCACGAGTTAAGAAGTCCCAATCTTTTATTGGTTGACCATTTAGCATGTCATACTTGATTGGTAGCTGTTTTACACCGGGTATTTGTTCAGTAATTAAGTTACGGTTACGAACTGACTGGTCAATACCAGACCCTATTTCACGCATATATGGTGTAAATAGTTTACCTAGCTCGTTACGTAAACCAGACATAGGTATAACATTGTTACCTAATCCAGCTATAATTCTATCAAATTGTCCGGGTCTACCACCGAATAAGTCTACAAATGACTGTATACCAGCAAGATAAGACTTACTTGTAACAGCTTGTGCTATAACTAAAGAAATTTTTTGTAATTCAGTTTCTGTCCACTCTTCACCCATAAGTTCGCTTGCGTCACCTACGTCAGCTATAGTAGACATAATAAGGTTAAATGGTTCAAAAGCATCATAACCAACACGTACAGCACCTAGCTTTATAGTTCTTGGTTCCCATTTACCATCTATCCACATCTGTCTCTTCTGTCTGTCGACTGGTCCATTACCGTTTAGATCACCACGCATCCATGCCTGTGTAGCCATAAACACTACTCCAGAACCTATTGCGAATCTACCTGTTTGTAACGCTTTAGCATTAGCTAGTTCAGTAGGGTTTGTGATACCATACTTACCTACATCTCCTAAATTATCAGCAGTAGCAAATGCTATATCATTAAACTCTTTTACAAGAAAGTTAAAACCGGGTGTATATTTACCTGTTAATGCAAGTCCGTTTACACCTGTTCTAGCAAACAAAAAAAATGGTTTGGCTAGTGGTGTAGCTGTAAATACATCGTTTAAACCTTTTGCAAAGCCTGTAAGTTCTTGTGTAAGAGTAACCTCTTTACGTGCAAAACCTGTAGCTTCATCTGTTATATTACCGTTAGCATCAAACACTTGTCCATAAAAATCATCTTCATATGCTTGCATTAACTTCTTGTTAATTTTCGGTGTTTGTATACCATTTCCTTGTAGGTCCATAACTCTACGCATAGCCTTTTCACGCATCTTAGCACGACCAAGAATAAATGCAAAAGCATCGTCAGTTGCTGCCATAATCTTTGTAGAGTAGGTCAAAAAGTTAGAATCGTTCATTCTACGTGCTATATTAGCAACACGAAATGCAGCTGTATCACCAGCTGTAGCTCTACCACTATCTTCTGCCCATCTACGTATCAGCTCCCAGTTTTGATCACCACGACTAAACTCAGAATATCTAGTTTTAATTGTAGCTATATCACCTTTCCAATAAGAATTTAGTTTAGTTCTAAATAATGAAAAAGATTCTGGTACAGCTTCTACCATACCATTAATAGCTGCTAAACTTGCTCGTAGTGTAGACGCATCACCATCAAATGGGTAACGTATTGCAGCACCTAAAGCTGTAGATAATGGACGTAAAAATGTTGCACTGGCTGTACCCATAATTGCTCGAGTTGGTGTTTTAGGGCCAGATAATACACTGTTAGTCATTACACCTTCTAGTTCTCGTATAAGAGCACCAGTACGGTCAATGTCATTTACACTTAGCTTACCACCTTTAATAACGGTTCTAGCCCAGTTGTCAAAGTCCTCAAGGCTATTTACATTATCCATAATAGAAAACGCTTCTATCATGGCATTTAACATATCATCGTCCTGAGTATCCTTTGTAATCTTAAGTATTGACATAATCGACTCTTTAGAGTCAGCTACGGATTGTTTAACAGCATCTTCTATAGCTACGGTTCTCTGTTTACCAGCTTTTAAGTTTCTAAAAGAATCAGATTTTATAAATCTAGCTTTCTTAGTTTCGTACAAAGCTGTTAACATAGTGTCAACTATTTGTTTAGCTGGTCCATCAATATCATTAATGTCTACTATATCAGCTATTTCACGAGCAGCTATACCTGTATCTCTAAGTTGTTTCATTAACGAACCTAGAACAAGGTCAGCAATAACTACATTTTTAGATGTCCAAATAGCTTCTCCATCAACTATGTCAGGTTGTGATTCAAGTAATTCTTTTAGATATTCACCAGAAGACATATCAGCAGCATTTCTACCCTGTGTAATTCGTTGGTGAGCATCAATAGAATCTCTATATGTATTGACTAAAGTCTGTCTACTACCTTTGGCAGCTTCTAGTTCTTTAGCAAACTTGTCACTACTCATTAGTCCACGCATAATACGCTCGACTGTAGCTTCGTCTGTTGCTCCCTCTTGTGCTATACGCTCACGCTCAAGTGGTCTGGTTACAGAGCCTGTAGCTCCTTCTTCCTGACCCCACTTTTTACGAGTTTGTTCTAACTGTTCACGAGCTACCTGTGGATCTACTTCTGATGTATGTGCTCCTTGGTGTGGTTCAGCAAGTGGTGCATTTTTATCAGCTCTAAATTCAGCTTCTCCTTTACGTAACTGTGCTACACCAGCTTCTACTGTCTGGTCTTTAATACTTTTGTTACGTTTGACAATTTGATCAATAACAGGTTGACTACCTTTTTTTAGTGCATATGCTGCACCATCAAAAAAGAGACCTATACCCATACCTTCTACAATATTTTTAACTTTCATCATTACAGGAGAGTCAGTATCTTTTGTAGATATAGGGGTATCAGCCCAACCATATCTGTCACGTAATGCACCTAGTGCGTTCTGTTCGTCCGACTCTTTAGATACAAGGTCAGACACAGCACCAACAGCTGCACCTCTAGCTAGTGTGCTAGTAGTTAGTGCTGTTAACCCAGCTGGTATAGATACGATACCTGTTGCTGCAACACCTTTAGCTGCTGCTACTGTACCAACTGCAAGAGATCCAAAATGTACTAAACCTCTAAGTTGTTTACCCCACCAAGTTTTAGTTTCGATAGGGTTATCGTATGCGTCAAAAGGTGTCCAGTCGGGTTTATATGTACCAGTTGTTTCTCGTTGTTCTTGCATTTCTCCTGACAACGCATCTGCTGTACGCTCAGGAAAGGTTGCAATAGAGGATGCAGTATCTTGTAATCCACCTGATAAGATAGACTGCCCCTCTTTTATAAAAGCTTTAGCACCCCATGTTTCTGAGTTTCTAGGGTCTTCTTGCTGTGCTAACGCTTGGTCTTCCTTCTCCGTGGCTTCCTGTTCTACTGCTTGTTGTTGAGCATCTTTCTCTTCTAGTTTTTTTAGATACTCGTCAATTTTATCAGCAGCCAGATCTACCTCGGGTCTGTAGTTTGAATAATTGGAATCAGTCATTAATTTTTACTTCTAGCTTTTTTAACTGATGGAAGTTCTAATAATTCTTCCATAGTTGTAGGCGTTTTTTGTTTTTCTGGTGGTGTTACTCGACCTGATCTTAGAGCTTTCTTGTCACCCTTATTACGTAACAGTTGTAGTCTTGCGTTCTCTTGTCCTTTTCTACCTTCTCTTGCTGTAATTTCTTTTTCAAGATCACTAATTATTATTTTAGCAACTTCACCTTCTAAGTTTTGAAACTGTGCAAAATAGTTTTGGTTTAAGTTAGGAAAAACTTGATTAAGTACTTGTTGCTCTTCTTGAGTAAAGTTTGTAAGTTTACCAAAGTTTTTTGTATCGTCTGTAATTGCACCACGTATTGCGTTTGATTTACGATTAGCTTTTATAGCCATTAAATTTACAACTGCAAAACTCTGTGCATCTTCATTAAATGGTTTTGTTTTATCTATTAAACCTAGTCTATCTAAGTCAAGGATCATATCAGTTGACATGTTATACATGCCAAAATTATCTGATCCATTTTTAGCATACGCTACAACTTGTTCTCCAGACAAATTATTTAAGTTTTGTCTAGGAGAAGTATTACCATTACGTACAAATGTAAACTGGTTAGCTTCCTGACCGCCACGTTTTTCAGACAACATTGTAAAATACTTATTAAAATTCTGTTGCTCATCTGTACGCATGTTACGTAACGCTTTCTGCTCACTAGGAAACGTCTTCATATCGTTTTCTTTTCTAGAGTCTTGTAACACTTTAGCGTAAGGATCCATTAATAAAGTTTTTGGATCTTGTAATTTAAGAGTAACAGCACGATCATATATAGCTTCTGTACCACTTAAAACTCTAAAGCCTCCCTTACCGTCAGGTACACGTATACGCAAAGCTTTGTAATAATCTTTTAGCTCAGGATGTCTGTCACCATTAGTACTAACAAACTCAAACAAATCATCAACAGGTTCACCTTTAAATGCTTCTGGTTTTTTAAATAATTCTGGCTTGACGTTTAATTCTTTACGTAATTTTATAACATCTTGTACACCAAGTTTAGATGCTTTAAAAGCTTCTGGAGTTTTTGTATAAGAGTCATAGTTATCCTTAAGGGTTTTTAATATTCCGGCTCTAACGTCTGTAAAAGTTGTTTCTTCACGGCTAAGGGCTATGTCAATTAAATCCTGAGTTTGACCACCTTCACCTCTAAACTCTTCTAAATAAGCAGCGTATATTCTGTCTACTACATCCATGTCTTCATCGTCTAAAGTAGATGTATCTCCTGTTGATTTTTCTTTTGCAGCAACTAACTTTTTAATTCTTTCATAAGTTTTATTATGCTCGTTAGCATACTTGTCAGCTAAACCTACATTTTTATCTCGTGAGCCACCAGTCTGTGTTCGGTTTTGATATGCTAGTAGTATTTGAGGTATAGGTGTTACACCTTCAATATAAAATGGTTGTTGTTTATACTGGTTAATTAATGCACCAGCTTGACCTTCATCAAGACCATCAATACCTCTAGTTTTATTTTCAGCTATACGTGGTATAACCTGTTTGTTTACAAAGTTGTTTGACTCAATTTGACGTGCAGCATTTTCGTTATCAACTGCTAGTTTTTCTACTTCTTGTACAGCATTAGATAATCTTTGAACTCTACCCTGAGCTCTAGCTCTAAAACTTGTACCTTCCGTTTGCTTGCCAATATATGCTTTGTAATTATCATACAGTTTACCGTTAGGATCAGTATATGGTAAATCTTGATAGATTGCTCTAGCTTCGTTAGGTAAAATGTCACCACTTTTGACTAACTCTGCTATAGTTTCAAATGCTAGATCTGTAGCTCTTTGTCTATTACCACCAAATTTTTGTATTGCGATTTGATGTATAACACCACCATCTTTAAAAAACGTATCATTAGTTCTCTCACCAGCAGCGTTAAATATACTTATACCTTTTACACTTTCAATAAGTCTTGTGTTAAATGTATAGTTTTCTTCATCTTGAACTTTCTCTCTAAAGGTAGATTTAAACGATTCACGTTGTGATTTTAACTCATTTTTTACTTGTGGTGCTGTTAGTTCAATAAGTTTTTTTATAAATCTAGGATCATTTGGATCATAGCCTAGTTGCTTTGCATCATAACCTATATTTCTGTAAAAAGATAAAAGAGCTTTTCGTTCATACTCTGTATGCTCTACACCTGTAGTAGAGTCTAGAGATCCGTTACTTCGTAAAAGATCACCTACTGCTACTGTTTTATTACCGTATCTTTCTTTTATAAAGTCGGTATAACGTCTATCAAATATTTCTTCTGAAGGTGCTCCAAACTTAAACTCAATTTTTTGCTGCTGAGTTAAGTTTGGGTCACTATCTATTTCTGCATTAGCACTAGCTAAATTTAAATCAAGTTCATTTTTATCTGCTTGATATTCTTTTGAACCTTCAAGGATTTTATCTTCAATTAATCCAGTAACTATTTTACCAAAACCATCAGCTTCATCAGCTTCACGTTTTTTTTTATTTGTCCTACTGAACCAATTATACCTTCGATGGCAGCTAACCTTTTATCCAGCTTACTGGCCGCTAGTTCTTCTAGCTCTACCATCTGATCAAAGAACTGTTTAGTGTCTTTGATGTTCTCGTCAATCTGTGCATTGACAGCCTCAGTCATATCCGGGGCTGTCTCTAAGTAGTTAGTCTTACTTATATCAGGAACAGCATCTCGTGGTGTCCCTACGACGTTCTGAAATGATGAGCTCATGTTTACTTAAATCCTGAGTATATACTTGCAGCAGAGCTTAATAACTGTAAGCCACCTGTAAAGTAATCTGTTGGAGGTAACATAACTGGAGCACCAAATGCAGCTGGGATACCTAGCTTTTGTCTAGCTTGAGCATTAGCAGCTTGGAACTTACGTCTTGCACCTTCTTGAGCATACGCCATGTTTCGACCAAACATGTTACGTGTAACTCCTTCGATTTCTGATTGTTTTCTGAGTAAACCTTGGTACTGTTTTTTACCAAATGTTCTACTTCTACCACCTTGGTCAATTTTCTTTTTACCAAAGTAATCTGCAACAAGTTGTTGATTTCTTAAACGACCCTTACCTTGAGTATAAATAGCTCTTACGTAAGCATCACTAAGATCACGACTGTAACCTATTACATTTCTGTTTTGAGCTCTTGCTAAACTTGTCTCTTTGTTAAAGAATTGTAATTTCTTCTGAGCAAAGTTAGCATGCTTCTCTCTGTTTCTTTGTCTGGCTGCTCTTCTAGCACCAGCATTAGCGTCTATGCACACGGCAAAATTCAATAAATGTTACATTGTTTGGCCCGTGTTTCAACTTACGTAAAAACTTAAAGCCAAGAAACTTCAGCAGTTTTAAATGTGCTTTGTTTCGACTGTCAACTATATTCCAAAGTAAAGGTTCCGTACGGCTATCGACGAACCGTTTTGCCTGTCTTGAAAATAGAATCGGTTGTTCATGGATTACATTGGTGCAAAGCATCCAGATATCGCCCTTCTTTCCTACGCCTGCCATACCAGCAGCCTTGCCGCTAGGAGCCGTAAAATAGACCGCAGAGGGGTAAGAGGACATGGCTGCTAGATACGTTAGTGGATCTAATCCATGGCCCTCTGAGATCTCTCTGAAGTCGTCTGAGCGTAAATTACAGGCCACCTCTAGGGCAGCCTTTAAAGTTATGGGATGAATGTATTTACTTGATGGTTTCATATATCGGTTCTAGCTTTTCTATTGTGTCTGCCATCCACGGCTCCCAAGGCATTTGTTTCATACCTTTCTTTACATAGTTTTCATACCATCTATTGGTTTTCATTCTCCAATAAAGGTATCCAACTTCTTGTGCTGTTAATTGTACGTTATACACGGCGATAATATTTGGGTGAGTAATCCCCTTCCCATGACATTGATCTTAATGTAGCTGGGGCAGGGTGTGATGATTTGAGTGTTATCTCAACGTTTGTGTTTTTTTCATACACAGGTATAGTCTTAATAAACTCTTCTAAGTATGGTGCATCAGATGCGTTGTACTCGTCAAGTTCTGTAGACTCATATACTTCTGTGTAATCTGTTTTACCTACACGTTCAAGTGTGGTTTCGTATAGACCTACCTTACCAAAGTGAAACTTAACTCTATGTAATACTAGAGAGGAGTTTACGTCTGCTGTAGCTCGTGAACCATCTATTTTAGTAGGATAAAGTGTAGGAATCTTAACTTGGTACGGATAGATATAGCCTATCGTAAGTGTTGCACTAGACCAGTCACCGGGTAAAGTAAAGTTTGTACCTGAGACTGTAGGTTTAGCGTATCGACCAACTCGTGTTGAGTTAGTATTAGTATCTA